TTTTTCCATCTTGGAATTTAACACCATCATGTTTGTCGCCTAAACTAACAGCTTTTCTTAATTGAGCTACTATATGGTCTGGGCCTTTATTCTCTGAACCGTCATGCTTTGACTTACCTGGTTTAGGTGCTGGTTTCTTAGGCTTAGCTAAGTCCTTATCTCTACTAATATCCCTCAGAGCGTCTTCTCTAGCACCTTCTTGAACATTATTAACTGTTCTATCTAGTTCTGCTTGAGATTCTACATTAGGATCTATGACTAAAGGTTCATCTGAAACTTCTATTGTTTTACCGGCAAGTACATCAGCTACAGTTCTATGAACATCTCTAACTGCTTGGTTAGGAGTTTTCTTAACTTCTGTTTCTTCTACTTCTTCTTTCTTGAGAGCAGGTACTTTCTTAAGAGCTTTCTTAATAGCTTTGTCTTTAGAACCTAGATACTCTGCTGAGCCTGTTTCTATTTTGCCGTCTCCATCATGGTCTTTAGTTGCCATTTTAGATTCTTTAACTGCAGGTTTCTTTTTATCATAAGAAATAGTTTTCTTACTTCCTGCTTGTTTAGATAACCATTGAGGATCTTTCCTTTTTGCTTTACCCTCACTGCTGTTATCAAAATAGCCATGTCCCATTGCAAAGTCTTTAAGTGAACCTTCTTCTAACGGCTGTTCTAATTCTTCATTAGCCCGTTGAAGCGCCTTACTTGCTTGAGGAGTATCTCCTAAACCTTTCTTGATCTTTTCCATTTTCTTATAAGCGCCTGTCATGTCGCCACCTTTATGTCGCTTATCAAAAGCAATACCCTTAGCCATTTTAATTTGTTTGTCTGAGTATGTTGCTTCTTCAACATGTTTGAATAGAGCAGATTTAATTTTAAGAGGAATATCTCTAACATTATCTACATTGTTATTAGCTAATGCTCTTTCTAGATTTTCTTTGTAAAGTTCATTGAACTTAACCATGTCTTCTGACAATCCTGCTTTTTGTTTTTCTTTTCTAAGAGCTGCTGGAAGTTCTTTGGCTAATTTCTCTTTAGAAACTTTACCTTTTTTCTTTCCTAGCCTACTCGCTCTGGCTCTCATTCCTTCTGAATCTAAATCTGATATTAAGCCTTCTTTAATTGAAGGTTTAGAATCTTGTTTAGGTCCATCCGTAATTTCTGGCTTAACAGAAGACCCTTGTTTAGGAGATTCTTTATCCCCAATATCTTTATCTGCGGGTCTACTAGCTGAAGCCTCTTTTATTTCTTCTTCAGGTTTCATACCATCTCCTTTATTAGTTTTGAGAAGTTTAGACTGTGCATTCTTCTTGACTTTTTTATCCTTCTTTGATTCGGCTTCATCTTTAGAGCCATCATAGACGATAACATCGCCTTCTTTTCCTTTATCCACTGGTCCTATCTCCTCGGTTTGATATCTTGTTCTTTGAGTGTGTAATCTAGCTCTGTTATAAGTAATATCATCTCCAAATTGGAAACCCATTACTTTATCCATTAACTTAGAAATCCCTTCTCTTTCATATGGTGTTAAGTTAACTCCCTTCTTTAGTTTATCTAAAGCCCTATGTAAAATAGGTAATGATTTGGCGGGCATCATGCCTTGCCTAATTAGAGTGTCTAGTCTTTTCTTATCGTATGCCATATTACACTTCTTTAAGTTTATACCGGTATTTATACAAATCAGGAAGTTAATCCTAACTTTTTCCTTTTATAATTTTCTATAAAGTTTCTAGCTAATTCCTGAGGAACAGCTAATTCTGACTTAGGTTTAGACATATCTTCCCATTTATAATTAGGGTCTATTAGCCAATTATGATATGAGAAGGGTAAAGGCGGTTCTTTCCATAACTGTTCATCACCAACATACCACTCATGTTCTAAGTAATTTAACACTTGATATAGATTAGTATTATCATTTTTCCAGTTCATAAAAGACATTTCTTCCTGGAATGTACTCTCTTCTGTGTTATATACTACACCTGTTTCCTCTTCTTCTCTCTTTTTTATACCCCTATACAAATTTCCAAATCTTTTATGAGGTGCGTCTTCCCAGAATCCATTACTAGACTCTTCCATTGTTGTTTTTGTATAGCCGTATCTGCCTGGGTCCATTGCAAATCTACTTTGTTCTTCATATATTCTAGTTTGATCTGGAATCCACAAAGGCATAATTTGTGCTGATTGTCCTACCCAATTATCCACTATCCATTTTTTAGTTGTTCTTAATGTGTCTAATGTTTCATGTGGTAGTCCTGCTATTAGACTTAAATGTGCCTGGAAGTGTCCTTTACTCCTCATATGGTCTTTATATTCTAATAAACCATCTTGTAGTTTACCTGACTGCATACCTTTACCTACAGATTTTGCTGAAGGTGTATGGAAAGATTCTATACCATAGAATTGTGTATTTAAGCCTATATCCTCGATTGCTTGCCAATCTTTTTGTTTATGTACTAATAAGTCTCCACGAATATAACCTGCACAATTAGGTTTAAAAGGCAATTTTCTGATAGCACCGGCAAATCTTTCTATCTTTTCTGTGTAATCATTAACTGTTTCATCAGATATAGAGTAGTTTGTTGTGCCCCATTTGTTATAGTTCTCTAGCATTTCCTGATATAAGTTGTCCTCAGCCCTGCTGTGATCGTCCTTAATGTTCCTATAAGTGAGGGTACAAAAGTGGCAGTTAAATATACAACCACGCCCAAACTCTACTGTAAGGACCTCCTGTGGCTCTATATAGTCCCTTTCCTCGTAATGTGTACTTAGGTCTTTCATACGCGCTGCCATATAGTCATGTGTGGCGTCTACGCGCCTAAATTTGTGTCCATTAAGCCATTTATGTGTCTGATACCTAACATCTCCGCTAAGAATAGCACTCATAGCCAACTCACCATAGCCATGTACCATATAGTCTAAGGGCAGTCCCTCACAATTATGGAATGCCTGAGATCCTCCTATGATTAGAATGTCTGGGTATTCTTTCTTAAACCATCTGGCGAATTCATATAATGTTTTAAATCTAATAGAAAATGTAGCGCTAAGGCCGAGGAACTTTGTCCCTGAATGTACTCTTTGTCTTGTGAATTCTTGCAGTTCTTCTATTGTCCAGGATTGAACAAAATCTAATACCTCGACGTCCCATCCTTCTCGTCTTAGATGTGTAGCAATTTTATGTGCGCCGGGTGCTCGTTTGATTGAATCATAATAATAGTCAACCACACCACCCATTATAATACCGTGGTTCATATTAGTATTTATATGTTGGCTTAGCCTATGGAATATGAGAAGGCTTTATATGCTTTACTTGCTTTTTTAAGTGTAGGGCCACCAGAAGCATATCTAGGTTTAGCTGCTTTCTTCTTAGGTGCCTTATATTTGTTAACCTTTATTTTAAACTTCTTAGCTCTCTTTTGTGATGCACTCTTCACTGGTTTTGCTGCTTTAAACTTCTTACTAGTTTTAGCTCTTAACTTAGCCCTCCCTGTTAGTCGTTTAATTTCATTTCTTCTCATCTGAGGTAATAGTTTAACAGATATACGACTTACTAGTGGTTGGAATCTAGTAATCATTCTCTCTAAACGAGCCTTCTCTGCTGGTGGTAGTCCAGCTCTGTCTCTGCCCCTGAGTAGTCGTTTATAAACCATGAGCCTTGCACCCCTGGTTGCTCTCTTCTTCAATCTATCTGGTGTGGAGCCTCTTCGTAATGCTATACGCCTAGCTACTTTTAATTTTTGTTTGTTTCTTCGTGCATTAAATCGTCTTTTTAAACGACCCTGTACTGATAATGCCTCGGTTACATTTATCTCATTATCAAATCCAGGAGTATTGTCGAAATCTTCCCATTCCAATTCATCATCGTCATACAATCCATCATCTACAGCTTTATCAAATGTATAGTTTTCTGCCTCTTTATCTAACTCTTTAATGTCATCTTGTTCTATATACCAATCACCATCTTTACCTGTTAACCAATGTCCTTTATCACCTTTATCATGTGTTTCTACTTCATTGTTAATAGGGTACTGATGCTTACTATGATCTGCCTGTTTATCTTCTATGTGGGATAGGTCTAAATCTTCTTTAATACCTGCATCCTTTTTCCAATCTAATGTAGGTTTCTTTTTAAGTCCTAATTTGCCTCTAATTTTATTGCCTAATCGTCTTTTAGCTTCTGAGTATTCAGGTTCAAATTGTTGGCGTAGTCCTTCTGTAACCTTAACACCCTTCTCGTCTTCAGGTTTTCTTGCTTTAATGTTTAATGGCTTTAAAGGCTTTTCTCTTTCTTTGCCTTCACCTGGTGTTAATGATTTGAAATAATCTGTGCCTTGAGGTGTGCCCCATTCCATACCACCTGGAGTAGGATCATATCGAGCATCTTCATATACTTTGTTCTTTTTAGTTCTACTACCTATTGGCTTAGTTCCTTTTGGCATAGAACTTAAAGGGCCATCTTCTTGTCCTTGTAGACTAAATTTATTTGTGCTTGCCTCAGACATAGATTTGTCTTGGTGTTTCCACCAATCTTTATCTCTTGCTTTGGATTGTTTGTCTAAGTCTTTCTTAGCGGACTTAGGTATTTCTACCTTTTTTTTTGCGATGCCAGTCTTTTAGCAATGTTCTTGCCTGATACTGGATTTGAATGTTTGTTTTTACTAGGATCTACTTTATATCCTGTTCTCTTTTCTGCATCTTTAATAGCACCACGGACTTTATTTAAGCCTCTTGATACTAACATACCTAGACTTTCATTAAAATCTAAGTTTGTTACCAATTGAATTTGATGTTCTTTCATTGAAGGTAAGCCTTGTGGTGCTGATGATTTACCCATCACATCTACCATCTTACCTGTTTTCTTATCTCTCTTTTGTCCAACTCTTACAGTTGTTTCTTTTCTTTTTGTTCTATTAAATGAATTAGACTTAGGATCTCTTTCTATTCCTTCAGACCAATCTTTTCTAACTACTTCTTTTCCACCAGGACCTATGTCTGTTACTTTTGTTTTAATAGGTTTGTTGTATTTAATCTTAACCATTTTAAGACTGTCTGGCTTTGTGCTGTGTACTACTGGTTTTTTACCTTCTCTAATAGGTCTTTCTAAATTGGCTCTTGCTCTTGCAATACCTTTACGTCTTTTGCCTGTAGACTTACTTAATGATTTACCTACACTAGCAGGTGCGCCTTGTTTGTCTGCTAATTGTGAAGCTCTTTCCTTAGTGTCTATATCCCTCATAGACTTATGGATATATCTTGTCTTAAGATGATCTGATACTTCTTCAATCTTTTTAGTTTTAGGATCGTCGTGTGTATATCCTTGCTTGTTAAGTTTATCATGTTCTGCTTTATTCTTTGCCACGACTACTTTATCGCCCTTGTACATTTTATGAGGTTTCATTTGTTCTTCCTCACTCATTGGTACACAATTATCTACAGTTTTATTACCTTTCTTTTTGGTACCTTGTAGTTTGTATCCTTTCCAACATGCTTTGCCGTCTAGTCCTTTTTTCTTACCTTCAAATATATCTCTAATTCTTTCTCTTGCTTCCATTACTTTAGGAGACTCAGGCGGTAGTCCAGCCTTTTTAAGTTTTTCTTTAGTTCTTTTATCTGAAATTTCTGGATTGTAATTATCCCTGGCAGACTCTCTGGTGTAAGTTCTTTTCCTTGCATACCCACCTTTAGTTTTAACGATACCTGAGTCCTTAGTCTTTTTAAGACCCATGTTTTTCTCTAATGCTTTATTGGCATCGTGTACTGGTTTTGTATCTATAGCTTCTTTCATTTGTTTTTTGCCATATGTGATACAAGGATCTTGTCCACACCCACAGTTCTTTTTCTCTTCTGACATTCTTCGAGCTTCTTTATCTCTTTCCTGTTTCGTTAACCTCATGAAACCTGACTTTAGAGCTTTAGTATTTGCTTTAGCTCTTTGTTGTAGTAAATTACTAGAAACAGGTTTTTTGGCAGGTCTGCCAGAAGCTAAATCTTCTCTGAATGTCATAAAGTTCTTCATACTCTTATTTATACAAGATTAGTCTTTGGCTTTGTCGTCATCCAAAACTATTTCAGCCTTAACACCTGTAATAGATTGTTCGTAGTATATAATGATAGTCTTTTGTTGTTCTATATAGCGTTTTAGTTCGCCCATGTTTAAGGATAAGTTCTCATAATCAGGAACACTTAATGCAAAATAAACTAAATCTGCATTTTCTTTCTCAAATTTCTCTTTAAACTCCTCAAAGTTTTCCTCCGTTACAGCATAAAACTGTATAGGATACATAGTTAAACCTTTAGGGTGTCCTTGTATTGGTATTTGTTTTTCTACGAATTTAGTTTGTACCTGTACCTCTTTAGGTATAAGACTACAACCGCTACTAATTAACAGTAGCAGTACTAGACTCGAGATCTGTAAGAATCTTCTGTGTCGCACTATTCACTCTCCGTTCAATTAACCCAGGTTTCTTTAGGGTTAGCATTGTTAAATCATGTTCTCTTAATTTTTTAGCTAAATTGTCGCCATATGCCTCAGAGGCCTTTAGCTTTATATTTAGTTCTTCATTAAGAACCTGTTGTTGTTGGAAATCTGATGTTAATTTATCTATTGTTTGTTGATTTGTTGTTGCTGCTATAGATAACTTAGCATTGTTCTCAGTTAGAACTGCAAGTCTCTTTTCAGTCAGCCAGTAATATGTACCAAAGGCAAGAACCATTGCTACAATAATACCCATTAATATTTTACTCATCTAAAACCTTCTTCCAGTCTTCATAGCCTTCTAGTTTAGACTCTATGTTGTCTATTCTTTTGGCTAACATTGGATAATCTGCTCTCCATTTAGCTTCTTTCTTGGCAAGTTCTATATTATATCTATTTGCCAAAAACTCCATTAAACTATTTACTTTTCTTTGGAACCAACCACCAACTTTTGTATTAAGAAACCATTTACTAAATGCGTTTCCAAATACTGCTGTTACACATGCTATAGCCAATCTAGTTAAAATTAACAATTCCACCTCCGCCTAGCAGCTTTACCTCTCTCGCCTGTCCAACCTTTGGACCTAGCACAAAAAGACTTACGCCTTCCTGCTGCTTTACTGCCTTTTTTAAGTTTACTTGGTGGTGTAGTTACTGCTGTTTTTAGATTACCACCTGTTCGTCTATTATATTTGGCTACACCTTTAGCCGTCATACCAGCACCACTCTCTGTACTTCTTTTGTCTCCAGACTTCTGAGACATTCCTTCCATGTCTTCTTTTAAAAATGTTTGAAAGTCTAACATGCCTCTCTCCTCTTTCTGTAAGTTCATACCTTGTCGTGTTGCTTTATATAGTTTTTTGGCATGTTCATCACTATGATTGGCATGTAATCCTGCCTTGAAAGATTTGTAGTCATTGCCACTTGCATGTGCTCTCATCTTTGTTCCACTTATACCTGCTACTCCCTCAGCATCAGGATCTCTCTGTCCTGCTGATAAGATATGTATCTTTTTATAATTATACTCTTTGCCGTTGTACTTATTAGCCAACGCTTTAAATTGTTTTACTCTATCACTTCCTACAACCATTGTTGCGTGTGTATGTCCTTCTTGGTGGAACTTTTTAAGTTGTGCCAGGAAGTGAGGGTGTTCTTTTGTAGAATGTTCAAAGTTAACTTCAGGATGAATATGTTTTAAATATTCTTTCTTATGTTCATGATGTAAAGGATCTGTTTTATTGTTTTGTGAATGACTAACAATAACTGCGTGATTAGCACCTATTTTTTGTGCGTGAGAATGAACCTTATCCACAACCTTGCTATGTCCAGCAGTAGGTGGATTCATTCTTCCGTATGAAAATACTATGTGCTTATCTTCTGCCATTGCTTAACAACAAGTACAATTACAGCATTTACAGCATTTGCATTTGCTCATGTCTTATCTCCTCGCATCGTTTTTGTTAAAGTTTAGCGCACTAAACTCTTTCCTGTCTACAAATTTAGAAGGCCTACCATTTCGTATGGCAACAAAACCTTCTGGTTTAGTCTTAGCTCCGTCTATCTCATGCCCCCATTCTGATTTTTGAGACATTGTGTTTGTAATTATATTCTTTGCCGCTTGTAAATGCTTGTGCATGTTCATTGGGCCTTCAAAGTGTTCCTTATTCTTATTTATATGACCTATGGTGTTATCCATAGTAGTTTGATGTCTTGCTTTAGCAACATCTGTTTTAACTTTATCTATCTTCTTTTGATGTGAGGCGCTGTGATGTGCTACGAACCCTTCGTGAGAATGTTGTTCGCCTGTTCGTACTGTATGGTTGACATATACTTTCATTGCCGTAGCATGTTTTTGAACTGTATCGTGATGTTCTTTGGGTGTGTTTTTAAAGTGTGCTACTGCTTGTTCTAGATGATGATCTACTTGCTTACGATCTTCCAGGCTATACCTATGTGTACTTGTATCATGATTAGCACTCATAAGGTGCACATCCTTGTGCTTTGTGAAGGTATTTGCGTCAATAGCACCGTGTTTGGCTTTCATATCGGCTATTGTCTTACCCTCATACTCCGTATGTATTGCTAACCCAAGCTTGGCTCTCTTAGCTGCTTTGCCATGTTCTGAGTCTGCTGGTGCGTGATATGTAATTAACTGTGGTGTAAAATCTACTCTATTATTCTTCTTGTCGTGTTTAACATCTCCAGCGTGCATTATGTCTGCTTGATATACACCATTAGGTTTAATTTTATGTGCGTGATCTAGAGCTGCTTTTAATTTAGATACAAGTCCAGGAGCATGTCCGTGATTAGCATCTATGTCTTCGTGTGAATGGTTAATTTTTGGTGTTTTGTTGAATGCTGATTTAGATGCTACAAAGAACTTTCCGTTCTCTGGGTGTTTCCCAAATACTACAGCAGGACTTCCATCATATTTAATTGTTGTCTGTGTTTGTCCTGAACCTTTGCCTTGTAAACTATTATGAACATCATTAATTGTATGGAAAGCATGTCCAAAGCCTTCGTGTCCAGCATGGATTACATGATCCTCCACATGCTCTAAATGCTTCAGTTTATCTTCTTCTTTATCTTCTTTTAAAAATTCAGTAAAGCGCATAACAGTATTTATAATATCCTAATAAACGGAAAATCCAATCTTTGTGTTTTTGTTCCTCTAAGTTTTTTAACCTCAGGAATGTCCAAAGGAACTTTAAAAAACTTATCGTCTCCTGGTGTGTACTCTGTCTTTTCCACATTTTTATCTACACTACCATGTCTTCCTTCACGGTTCATTGAAGTAGCACATTGGGATTTTATCTTCCTGTGTTCACATGCAAAGATTCTATCTAAAAACTCTCTATCTCCATAATGATGGCCGGTAAAAGATTCATCATAACCTCCAGCTTCCCAAAATAAATCTTTGTGTATACCAAAACAATTCATATGGCCTGGATGATCTTTTACTGCTTGTTTTTATGATGAATAATATCCTTACTTCCTACTTTCATTTGTTTAAGTTTAGCAACATCGGGAGCATACATCACATGATCTATATCTAAGAATTGTATGCAATCTGTGTCTGCGTATTTGGCTATGAGATTTCTACAGCCATGGGAGTTAAATCCTATATTTCTTGTTACCCTCCAGAGTTGTAGGGTTGGTTGCCAGTCTTCTAAATGAAAATTTTCTAATAGTTCCTTAGCAGGATGAATGTCTGAGCCATCGTCTACGACAAAGATATCTACATTACCTGGCCATTTGGACCAGGCTTCCATTTGTATCTCTAGCTTATGTGGTTCATTAAAGTATGTAAACCCAAATGTCCACCTATGATTGGCCTTCGATTTTTGTAACATCTTCTGCTGGAAAGTCAATAGAATCACCTTGTTGTAGTTGGAATGCCTCATTATGTGTTAAGGTATCTACAAAGTAAACCTCATATCCTGAAAATATCTCCACGACATTAGGCGTAATTTTACCTTCTAATAAGTGCATAAAGTTAGTAACATGTTCTGCAATTTGAGAGAGTTGTGGTGCTTCACCATCAGGTACATCCAAATAACCTATAATATATTCACTACCACCTATAGGGTGCCACATAGGAAAATCAGGTTGATTAGGATTTTTAGCCTCCCAAATTCTAGTGGATGCTACTACTTTTAGGTTCTGCATTGTATAACTCCAAATTATTTTTTACACGCTCTATATCTATATCATTAGATTTAGCTATTTTCTGAGCAGTGTGGCTCCAATAACTTTTGAATTCACCATGTAAGGCTCTTTTCTCAGCATTTAAACAATTAACTACTCTACGAATCGCCGTTGTCTTTTTCATCATCTATCCTCTTTTTGTTAGCGGCTACAACCTCAGGCATTACTGCATCCTTGTAACCAGTTATTTTTTCAATTTCATTGGATCGTATTCTTTGTCTGAGACTTGTACTCGAGAACGAGTGATCTCTGACATTGTAAAACAATTCAATATTACGATCCAAACATATTTGCTTAGCCGTAAATTCTTTGTCCCTATATTCAGTACCTAATATTCTAATTTCTAAAGGTAATGTAAGGAATAAATCTTCTAATTCGTTTTCTGTAGAGTACATGACTATCTCGTCAACATACTTTACAGCTGCTAATTGTATTTGTCTTTCTACTATACTTTGAATAGGTTTGTTCTTTGTTTGTCTGTCTAGAGTAGGATCTACTTGCAGCGCTGCTATTAGGTAATCACAATGCCTTTTGGCTTCCTCCAACATGACAACATGACCTGCGTGTAGTAAATCAAATGTGCTACAGGTAATGCCAATTTTGCCACAGTCTTTGTAATCTAACCTCATATCTCCATCTCCATCTTGACGTCTTGTTGACCTTTGGTTGATGTCGTTTTAACAAGCCTCAAGTCTTCCTCCATTATGTATAAGAACAGAAGAAGTAGGAGATTGTGTACTATATGTCTCCATTTTTTCCACAAACCGCATTATATATCTCCCGTACATACTATCAACACAAAATCAACACAATTCATCTAACCATTCTATCTGTATGTCCTCTACATACTCTAAGAAGTCTAAATCAGGGTCGTTTAATTCATCGAACCGAGTCTTAAACCACCCTCCTGACTCCTCAATTTGTTTGTCGTTAACATACACACCACAAAAGTTTAAAAACTCATCTTCATATTGCATACTCAATACAACATCTGAATCTGTATTTCTTAGGTGTTCTAATAATCCTTCAAAGAATTTATGAGGTGATATCCAAGAAGATTTAATCTCTACTTCTGTTCCCATAAATTTTGTGACTACTGCATTCCTAGGACCAATCCAATCTTCCATAAACTCTTCATCTACAATTTCCTGATTGGTTAGGAAGAAGTCTGCAAACTCTAATCCTCTTTCGTCAAAGGTTTCTATGAATTCAAATATTCTTAAGAATTCTCTTTCTGCTTCTGTATTTCCTTTTTCAAATTGTAATGTAGAATATACATTATTTGCCATGCAGTTTCTCCCTTTGTCTAACGAACGTCTTTGCTGTATCCACAGCTATGTTTCTATCACCTACATATTCTGTAAAGATCAAATCATCTTTACTATAAAACTCTACTTTGAACATTCCGTCTGGCACCTCTATGGGTGAGATCTCTGCTCTAAAAAATTCGTTACCAAAGGTATTACTCAACAGGGTGTCTCCTGCCTGAGAAATTGTATCGTCTACTGTTTAGCGTATCTAATTTCTCTTGGTTTTCTGCTATAATTGCTATCTGCGTATCGAGGGCTTGTACCACATCAGGATGTTCTCCTATCCCTGCTGGATTTTCTAGGTACACTCTAACATTAGCTTTTGCCGAGGCAATATTTCCTCTATATTGTTGTTCTAAAGCCTCTAAAAGTTCTTGTCCAATGTTGTCTGCCATCTAAGCCTCCGCTGTTTGTAAATTCTGTGGGTCTTTTATTTCGTCTGTCGTACCCAGGACAGATATGTTTCTTGTTATGGTTTTTTGTGAGGTCCACCCCTCTCTCCTTTTATTTATAGTTGGTCTTTTGGACTCTGACGACCTCGGTGTACCAAACCTCTTAAAATGTAATGGAGCACATGCGCTAGTTCCCGACTTATAGTGCTCCATTGGTATCTAGCTTAGCTAAATGATACGCCAGCTGCAAATGCTGCTGCTATCATTGCTCTGCTAGGAGTACCAAGACGGTAAGTAGGGTTACCTACTGCATTGGTATTAGTGTAGATAGGATACCCAGCTTGTCTAAGAACATGAATCTTAGCAGGTAGTCTATTTACTTTAAGTTTGTGCGTTGCTACTGCATTGCTCAAACTATTCCCTTTATTCAAAAAGTTTAGAACCTTTTGAGTTTGGGTCACTTTACGATTAGCCATATTAGCTCTCCATATTGTTGGCATCATTGCCAGTTGAAACAGCACCCTCGTTCACAACACGAGTTGTTCCCTTAGGTACATTACGATACACGACCTTTTGTAAAGCATCTCTTACATCAAAGTTGGATTTAATCTCCTCCCTCTCAAGTAAGAAATTAGATGCTTCCTTCTTGGTCATGGCTTGCGGCAATTCAGCGAACCAAGTATCTTGGTTACCCTTAGCCGTAAGTTTCTTTATGCGTGAAACCATATCATTACCGAACCTAGCCTTAGTTTGGCCTGACTCTGTAACTGAATAGCCTGCATACTTAAATAGTTGATCTGTCATAACAGCGTTTCTCCATTTCTAATTTATAAGTAACATTATGCACTCTTTCAATGCAAATGTCAACCACTAATAGGACCAAAAGCATCAAGCTGCTAATCTAGTTAGCACCCTTTCCTTACGATACGCAATACCTTTTTTGTAACAATAAAAGCCATAATCTGTCCAGCCTTCATGTTCACAATCCTCGGCTTGAATATCCCAAGAAAGAGCTTGCTTGAAATTTTTAGCGCCCATATCCACAAGACCTGAAAGGTGCTTCTTAAGCTCCTTCCAGTTCTCAGTTTCCATTCTCTCTATACGAAGAGCCTCTTGATGAGCCTCCTCAGAAAGATCGTCAAGAACCTTCTTGAGTTCTGGAACCGAATAATCGTTGTACATACCACGAGGCCTAAAACCTCTAGCATCCTTATGAACATCACTGATATAAGTCAGTAACTGTTCTTTTTCTGATAATTCTTCCCAAGTTCTCATAAAGTTCTCCTAAACTAATTAAGCTACTAAATCAAGGTCTGCTACACCGTTTTGTTGCATACCTTGTTCTGAAAAATCTACATGTGTAAAGTTGTGACCTGCATTTTGTAGTTTTAGATCAATAAATGGGCCTACTGCTGTATCTGTGTAGATTTCCCAAATACCATCATGTTCTACTTTAGCATGGTACCAAACATCTCCATCTGCTTTATCTTCATATTTGATAATTTCAACGGATTTAACAAAAATTGACTCTGGACTGTTAGGTCCAATATCACCAGTAACTGCTGAATCTTCAGGATTTCTAGTGTAATAAGAATCTTGTGATAATTCACATACTTCATTAATTTCGATTTTTGTTTTGGTTTCAACTATTAACATATTTTCCTCACTTTTTTAGTTTATAGTACTATTATGCACTCTAAAGGACCAGATGTCAACCTTTTTCTGTAAATCTTTTGAATCTTTTTGTCTGTTATATCAGTAACTTAGGCTAAATGTAGATAAGTTTGTAAAATATATTTGTCAGATTCCTTGGAAATATGGTTATTTGAAGCGTATTCCCACGATACAGGGGTAATAATTACCCTACCTTTACGGGCCTCGATACCTATGCGTTGTAATGGATAATCTATATTGCCATCAGTTTCATTAAGAAACCAGGTAAAAGCCACTGCTCGAATAGCACTTTCATAATCTACTGCATCTATATGTAAATCGTGGAATCCTACGCCTTGTTCATATTTGTGTATTTTAATTTCCTCAAAGCCTGATGCTTTAATCATATTAGTTGTGCCTAAATCTTCAAGGTAATGTTTGTAGAGTTGCCCTGTATGTTCCATGAGCCTTTTATGCACATCTTCATCTTTGTGATTTGTAGTATAATTATACTCTAGGAAATTGAGAGTATCGTTTTGATTTCTTGTATGTGCTTTTTCGTTTGTGTTGAATATTTCAATTAGATCATCGGAAAAGTCTTCACTTAATGCACCATCATATATTTTTAAAGCTCCAGGTTTTTGCCCTTCGCCTATTGTTCCGTTGCTATCTCGTCTTTCGTCTTCCATACTAATTTCACTCCTCGCCTTGTTAATTCATTTATAAATTTATTACGATGTTTTGGTTTGCCTTTATTTATGGCATCTATTAAATCTTGAGTTGAAGTTTGCCCTACATAATAGTGCTTCATTCTAGTTCTTTTTGTTGATCTGCCGTCTGGACCTTTAATATATTCCTTGTGGCTCTTTTTGAATTTTGGGGGCATCACTTTTCTCCATTTTTTAACTTATTAATTTCCTCTCCGTTAGTTTTAATTTTGGCATCTTGCATAGCGTCAACTAATTTTTGTGCCTTCTCTTGTGCTGTGTCCCGATGTAACTCAGGATCAACAATTTTCTCTAACTTCAAAAACTCTATTCTAGCATTTGGAACATACCTCCATGTATAACCATCATCTCCATATATTCCAAAAACTGTTTCACTCATTCCAATTTTAACTATCAAGGCATGTTGCCCATCTAGTATAACTTTATCACCTTCCTGGAAGGCGGGGTTAAATCTAAACTTAGCACCTTTAACAAAAGATGTAGCTGCGTCTCTAATAGCAAGGCCTATCATAAGGGTGAGTAAAAACCCTATAAACTCAATATAGAAATCTGATAAAACTACCTCAGGCATTACTCTTTACTCTGTCCTGTTGAAGTACTGTTTACATACAAGCCAAACCAAGCTGCTCCAGCTCCAACCACTACACTAACAAGACCTGCTTGTTCAGCTCCTGGTGAAGGTAAAGCCATGAACCAGTTTGTTACTTCATATAACAAATATATGTACATGCTAATAAACGCACGAGGAAATAATCTCCATCTACTAAAATATTCAGGTGCAATCCAAATCCAACCTCTATCGTCAGGTGCACTCCACCAAGGTTTCCCAGATGGTGCTTCCTCTTCGGCTGGCGCTGCTGCTGCCTTTAGTGCTTCATATTCTTCTAAACTAATATTTACTTCTGATTTACTGTCAGCCATTTGTAAATAACTCCCATTGATTTTTACATTTACTCTTACACTTCAAAAGATGATTTGTAAGTTCATTTATATTTATATCATCTTTAAGTGTGGCAAATGGAATATACCCTATTCTCATAGCAGGATCGTCAATATCAGGCAAATTTAGCCTATCTTGTAGCTTTCCGTGAGCAATATCAATCAATAAATTTATATTAATATTCAACATTTCAACAGTTATTTCATCTCCTAACCATATATGGAAACTTGGCCTACATATATCTTGAGGTATATATTGATGTTCTTGAATACTATAATCTCTAGAATAAGCAATCTCAGCAAAGTGTTTTCCTACATGAGGATAATTCACATAAAGACTGCCTGGTTGTCTTAATAGTGTAAAGTGTTCATAGTCTGCAGGAAACAATTCCATCGTTGCATCGCCTACCATATATCCCCATCGAGGAGGAAAATTGTTTATACACAATTCATAATAATGAATAAGATTATTCAGCCTACTCATTTCAGGTTCGTCTTCATGATCTGCGAAATAATCATGTAATTTATTCATGTCTCTTGTAGGCTCTTTGCCATACATGTAAACAATTTTATCTATTTCAGATAGAATCTCATCCAATTTATCTCCCATGAAATAAAACTCTTTACTTTGGTTTATGTTTTCCATTAGGAACTTAGAATATCTTTTTGCTAAGACATTGTCTATTACATCAAATTCTATATCATTAAAACTTAAGGTCGTCATATCGAGTCTCCGATTGTCCTCTGTCAAATACTGGAACATCAATGTTCGAGTCTGTTATAGCCTGTTGTGCTGAATCTTCCAAATCATATAATTTCATCTTAGAACGATCAACACCTATCATAAATCTTTTATTTCTTGTAGGATCAGCGTATCTGTTTTTCAACTGTTTAATCATAAATTGTCCTAGTTGTTCTAACTCCTCTGTACTTATAATTGCAAACATTAAGTCTGCTGTTGCCGGGAGTCCAAAACTTTCTGAGGTATCTGTTAAGTCAACATCACTGTTTCCATAACCTCCTCTTGTTGTTTGTGTAGCACTAACAATAGGAACATCTTGTTCTACTGCTAACCCTCTAAGTTCTTCTGCAATACTTTTAATAATTGTATAAGAGTTAGCACTACTACCAGGCCTAAATCTACTACTAGAACATATATTCAAATAGTCAATAAAAATAATATTAGGATGGAAATTTCTTTTTAGTTTAAGTTCATTAAGTAAAGCCTTAAAGTGTCCTGCATGTGCAGATGCTGTAGGATATTCTTTTACAATTAATCTACCTTCAAATTTATCTTTTAATAATCCTATTCTATCTTGGAACATAGGCTTAGACATTTCTTTCAAATCCATTATAGGAATATTCATTAGGTTAGCATCTATTCTTTCTGCTATTCTTTCTTCTGCCATTTCCATTGTAATATAGAGTACATTATGTCCATTAGCAATAGCTGCTGACGCCATATGACACATAAACAGGGATTTACCAACACCTGTGCCTGCTAATGCTATGTTAAGAGTCTTATTAGATAGTCCTCCTTCTGTAATCTTATTAAACATTTCGAGATCAAAAGGAACTTTGTTTTCTACTCTATTATAAAAATCAAAACGCTTGTCGGCATCTTCTATAAAGTCGTGTCCTACATTAGTATCAAATCCTACTTGTAATGCTTTAGTCAACAAATCAGGTAAAGCATCAGCACTTATATCTGGAGTTTTACCATCAATAATTTGTATAGACTCCATAATAGCATTATAAACAGCCCTATCTTTACACCATTTTTCTGTTTCATCAATGAGCCATTCTATATTTACTTTATCATCATCTTTATAACCTTCCATTATAAGATCTACTTGTTTTATTTCTGAAGGTGTAGCGTTAGAATTTAGAGCTGCTATATGTAAAGATTCTTGTGTAGGAGTTTTATTGTATTTTTCTATATAATCTTTAATCGCCAAGAATACAAAAACATTGTCTTGGTCTTCAAAATAATCTGCTCTAATAAAGGGTAGAACTTTTCTAGTAAAGTTTTCATCTTTAGTCAAATTTGTTAAAATAATAATTTCAAGATTGTACATCTATTTCTTTACCTCATGCTTATAATCATTATACACTTCGACGACACAAGGAGCACAAATATAAATCTCCTCATCGTCATTATGAAAACAATATGCTTTATCTTTTTTGTCTATAGGTTTTTCACACCTATCACACTTTATCGTATTCTTCTTGAATATCTTCATCACTAATTTCTTCTGCCATCATTTCAACAGAGCCGATTGTATACTGTTTCTTAACCCATTCACCAAATCTAGGATCTGAAAGTATTGGGAGCCAAAAGTCTTTAGCTAAGTCCTTAGCCCTTACTTTAGGATCTACAGCTTCACCTGTGTCCATATCAACTCTCTGATACCAGCCGTTACTAGGTTTAATTACATGTCCAGAAGCAAGTCCCATGTCTAACAAACCAGACCACTTACTAATACCATTCTCCCATGTAACTTCTACAGGAATCTTAGACTTCTCTCTAACAAACCTAGACTTCTCAACATTAATTACAAATTCATAACCTGTAACTTCTGTTCCTGTCTTTTGTTGTCGCCTACCAATAATAAAAATATTATCTGCAGAATAGTAAATACCTGTACCACCACTAACCACATCTTTAGGAAACAATCCTATTTCTTTATATGTGTGGTTAACAACAATAGCAGGAATATCTTTAATTGTTAAATGAGGTGTAACCATTCTAAATAAGGACTTCATTTGTTTAGCCCTTGTCATATCTGCTACACTTTTACCTTCTAAGGCATCTTCTACTTCTTTCTTAGAAGCTAAGTTACCAACAGAGTCTACAACAATCATAATATTATCACCTCGTTCAACACCATTTAACTGTTGCATTATATCATGTTTAAGTTGTTCAATATCTGCAATAGGTGTATGTATTACCTTGCTAGTATCAATATCAAATGTCTCAAAATAAGACTTAGGTGCACCAAACTCACTATCATAAAATAAAACAACACCTTCTGGATATTTCTCCTGGTGTGCTTTAATTAGCAACATAGCAAATGCTGTTTTAAAGTGTTTACTAGGACCTGCAAATACTGTAAGTCCTGGTGTAAGTCCACCATCTAATTTTCCACTTAGAGCAACATTAACTGCTGGAACAGATGTCTGAATCAAGTCTTTGTCATTAAAAAACTTAGAGTCAGTCAATATTTCTGTTTCTCTAATAGTGGAATTCTTTTGTAATTTTTCTAATAGATTACCCATCTTTTCTCCTACTTTTATTAGCCTCCAAGGCCGTATTCATTATATTATTTGTATTGTAGCACAGGGAAGAAGCATGTGTCAAATCTTTTGGTAAACAAGTTCCACCAAAACCTTCTTGTCCATCAGGACCAGGAACAGCCCAATGTGTTCCTCCTAAATTAGCATCCTCTTCTAAGAAATCCTGTATAACTTTATAGTCAGTATCATAAATATCACAGATTGCTTTGAAGTCATTTGCTAATCCTACTTTAACTGCCAGTGCAGCATTCCTAAACATTTTTATTGCACTTGCCTGTACCGGTGTAACTAGTTTTACAAATTTATTACCTCGGGACATTAGATCAACAAAAGGATCACAATTATAACAACCAATTAAAAGATCGATATGTTCATTATCAACATCTTCTTTCCAATGTTTCTCTCTCAAGAATTCTGGCATTATAATTAATCCTCTATTAGCATATTGAATAGCTTGATCAGGACCTATTGTACTCCTAATAATAGGTTGTACTCCTATGTAAAGTTCTGATAGTATATTATCTATAATAGAAGTGTCTAAAGTTCCGTTCTTTAGGTTAGTTGGAACACAAATAAATGCGTAATCTATTTCTGCCCAATTACTTACATTGTAACCTAAGTCAGGATCGTGAATAAAAACATCTAAAGGTTCTTCAAATTTTTCCTTTAGAAAATATTCTGTAGCTTTACCTACAAATCCGTATCCGATAATTGCAATTTTTGTATTCGTTTCCATTGTTCGTCGATCTCTTTTTGTTGATCTAAAAGTTTCTTATATTGAAACTTAACTTTGTGTCCCTCTAATTCTGGATTCAAGAGTTTCAATTTGTTCCTCTTTCTTCTTTGTCCAGTTCTTTTCATTGCGTTCTTTTCCTTTTACAATTTTTGGTGTAAATTTAGATGCTCTAAGTCTTTCTAAAGCACCCTCCCTTCTAGCATTTATGCCTTTTTTATACCACGCTCTTGTTCCCATTATATCTCCTCAATAATTCCTAGTATTTCAGCAACAAAAAATGCTCCTAAAAATACTTGCCATGCCCATGGTTCCATGAATACAAATGGTATCACACAACCGCCTACTCTAAAACCACTTTTCCATATGCTATATATGAAGTGGCTATCTCTTTCGTCTTTATTTTTCATGGTATTTTTATACTCCAAATTACTGCTATTTGTTTTCCTTCAACACAAATTTGTTCAAACTCTTTAGGATCTCTCATAGAAGCATATACTTCATCTACTGCCTTCATTGTACCTGGAAACATTGCTTCGTAATCATCTATAACCATACATTCTGTTCTGTCTACCCAATATTCTAATGCTTGTTTACAGTTTCCATATCCGTGAGCGCCATCATAAAATAAAACATCATACCATTCATCTGTTTTGTAATCTGGTGTCCAAAATATTTTTTCCCATGTAATGTTATCTTTACCTTCTATATTTTCCTTAAACTGTTTTAATTGTTCCTCTCCACTTATTACTAAGCTCTTGAAAAATTCTATGTTAGGATTGTCTTCACTCCAAACATTAGGAATACCACTAAAGGAATCAATAGTATGAATATTCCAATCTTTATCTGCTTTGTTAAACTCATCAGCCCATGCTATAGCAGATTTACCTAAATAAGTTCCTATTTCAATTAGATTACCTTTATCAGGTAACTGACTTACAATTTGTTCAAACGGCCACTCATTAGGCCAAAAACTTTTAATCATCTAAACAAGTCCTCCAATGTTGCTTGTGGTTCTGTATTCCAGCCTATAGGTTTTAGAATGTTTTCTAAAGGATCAATAAATGCTTTCTGAAATATTAAATCATAGTCTACATACTTTGTTATCTCAAACTCCTTAGGAAGTTTAGTTACAAAGGCAATCGTATTCTCATGTAAACTATTAGGCTCCTTCAAATAAAGGAACTTAATCTTGTCACCTTCTTGTATATTCTCATACTTAAGGTTCAAACTTTTGTCTTTTAAGAGCTTATTATACAGTAAAGAGCCACGAACATGTATAGGTGTGCCTTTCTGATATACATCTGCTGTAGATGTGTATTTCTTAAGATTATTACATCCTCGAGGGAAAGCAATATCTTCTGCTGTTAATGTATTAAAATGTTTTTGTGCCTCAGCAATATATTTCTGTAGATGTTCTTCATCACTTGTAAGAATAAGACGAACTGCCTCTTTCAAACTATCTCGAATAGGAGCAGGAGTCGAGGACCTTACAATTTCTAAACCCATAACCTTTAGTTTAGGATCTTTTAGTCTTAGTCCTTCATCATCTAATACATTTAAGGCATATCTTTTCTTAGCTACAAACACACCTTTATCTGCGATAACCTCACGCTTAAAGTCTATCTTATGTTCAAAGGCATTAGTATAGTTACCTAACTTTGTCATTGCCTGTGCAATAGCAGGTTCTATTTTCTCTGTGCCTATTTTATCTAACAGACCTACAACCTTATCTACATCTTTGTCAGGGAAGAAGTTGTCTACCAAATTCTTACATGTAACATAACAAGAGTCAGTATCACTATAAAAGGAATACATCTCATCTTCTGTGCCACATACTTTGTTCATATACTTGTCCAAGGCCTTAGCTGTATCTCGGATAACTAATTGTCCTGACATTGTAATACCTTCTGCAATTCTATCATCATAGAATCTAAAATACTGATTAGCCAGGGCACCATATAAACTGTTTAATTGAATCTTACGAGCCATCTGAAAATTATTATATTTACTTATCTCGTTCTTGTGATGTAGGGCACCTGTTTCTTGGAAATCTTTCTGTGCCTTCTGCATTAACTTCTTATATTTTAATCTATCATTAAAAAACTTTTGTACAATCTCAGGGAACAGGCCTTTCTTTTCTCTTGTATAGCAGGAACCATTACCTGCCATAGTGTAGTTCTTTTCCTTTAACTTGTCCAACTGATATCTGTCCAGTTGATCGTCAACACTAACATCATATTTAAATCCAGGAACAATAGTCTCAGGACTCATATTGTGTTGCATTAGAATACTAGGATATAGACTTGTAGCATCAAAACTAGCTACCCATTCATAACTTCCAGGAACAGGTTCTTGTACAAAGGCACCTTCTATTT